TCAAAGCCAACACGAGCGTCAAAGATCGCATTAACTAGAGCATCACCTTTTGCCTGACGAGTAGCACCTGAAGCTGTGTAATCAGTTCCAAGTGTTAATCCTTGTCCTGTTCTACCAGCGTTAAGAGTCTTGTTTAAAGGCTCAGTAGAGTTACTTGCCGCTGCAAAGATCATCCTTGCAACACGCTTGTCATACTCAACGGCTAAAGCACGTCCTAATTCCTTCGTGTAAATCTGACGAACGTCGAAGAATGACATTAATTCGTCGACGTTATAGATCGCCGCGTCTGCAACCATCAACGCATCTAGACTTATTACACGCTCATTCAAATCGCTGGGATCGTTGATGGTGCCTGTAAGTTCGGTGCCTGGCTGATGGTACGCAGCGGTCATTTTACCCGTGATTGGGAAGGCTACACTTTTGCCGCCTCTTATGTTTCTTTCACGGGTTTTGCCTTTAAAAACCGTGGCGGTCATGAAGGCTTCCATTACCTCGGCAGAACCGAGTTTGAGCATTAAAGCTCTATCCGTATCTAGACCAGAAGCACCAGCACCCCAAGTGGCGGCTGCGCCTTTTACCTGACCTAAACGGCTGAGTGTTACAGCCATGATGAGTTAATTTTGTAGAAAAGTACTTTTGTTAGATAGCCCTTCCTTCGCTACTTAGGTTATCCACCTTAATGGGCCTAAAGCTTTTGGTTCGCTTTCTTACTTAAGGCTATCCCACGCAGGACTTCTTGCCAACATTTGTTTAACTGATTCTTGGTAAGCTGGATCAGTTTCGTATATTTTTTGTCCTCTATCATTCGTTTTACTCATTGCATCTAATACTTGTTGCTTACTTTGGAATGTTGTCTCACTTGGGACATCTCCACCCCCTATAAGCTTAGGCTCCACAACGGCATTAGGACTTTCCATTTGCATCTGAACATTACGAATTGCCCATTTAATTGCATCAATATTTCCTGATTCCATTGTTTGATTAAAACTTTCAACCATTTCTTTACTTAAATTCTTACCAGCCCATTGATCTAATTTTGAGTAGGCATCATCGCCACCAATTTCATCTTTAATTGATTGTTCTTGTTGTTCAGATAATCCCTGTGGCTCAGTTGATTGAGGAGCCTTAGCTCCACTTACATAATTTTCTACAACTTGTCTAGGAACATTAAATGCTTCAGCAAGAGTGTCGTAGTGCTGGCTTATATCTTCTCCACTATCTGCTTTAAACATCACCTCTCCAAGATCCATTCCTTTTTCTGCTAACGCTTCAACAGTTTCTTTCCCATAAACTTGAGCCGCTTGCTCCGCTGTATAAGTTTCAGCTTGTGGCTCAGTTTGCTCAGTTTTAGTTTCAGGCTGAGTTTCAGGTTTTTGCTGCTGATTTTGAGTGAACTTTCTTTGTAGTTCAGCGTAAGATTTTGCTAAGGCTGCATTGTCGCCATTAAATTTACTTAGAACTTGCTGTGCATCTTCATCAACCTGACTTTCTTGTTGAATCTGTTCAACTAATTCCTGTTGATCAGGACTAGCTATTCCCTCTTGTCCTTCAGGAATAGTTAGCTGTGGAGTGCCTTGTGGGGTCGCGGTCATTGTGCTTCTTGGGGTGGATTTGCAATTTCATTAGCGGTTTGAGCAGCATTAGCTAACTTCTGCGGATCACCCATAGCTGATTGCAGTAAAGCTTGCTGTTGTGCTTGCTCTTGGGCCTGCTGTGCTTCAGCTTGTAGCTCTTGCTCAGTCTTGATTAGGCCCAAAGTGTCTATGCCCATTGAATAGGCAAGACGAGTGATTAACTCAGTAGGTTTTAAGTACTGGGCTAATCCCTCTGGCCCAACTGTTTGAGCCAAAGTCTGTGTAAATCTGACTAACTGTTCTAATTCATGTCCTCTTCCTACCGCTGCTAGACCAACAGTCATTATTGGTTTTACTAAATCATCAGGTAATTTTGGAACCTTATTCTCTCTAGTTAAAATGTCTAACTTCCTTGCGACGTATGGAACTTGGAACTCTGTTTGTAATATCGAATATATGGAGCCGATGCTTTGTTCCGTAATGAGCTGGGTCATTCTCACTTCTTCCGCGGTGACGCGCTCCGCATTTCTCTGATCGTTAAGCATGAAAGCTTGAGAAAGTCTTCTTTCTATTTGTTCTTTGCCTTGCATCGCTACGGATAGATCCTGTGATTTCTGAACTTGCAGGGCAAGCACATCAGCCGGATCGCCTGTGACGAAAGAACCATTAGGGGCTTTTGCGAGATCAGCAGCCTTCGTTACTCCACTTGGTTTTACTAAGAAACGTACCGCTGCACTAGCTAATGCTCCTTCTGCTATCGCTTGACATAACGCCTCAACTGTTTGTAAGTCAGCTATTGCCGCAGACTCAACGTATCCAACTCCGTAGGCTTGTCCGTCAACCCTAGTCATACGCAATGGGAGCCAAGGACTAAGATTTTTCGGTGCTTTTCCTTCGCTGCCTGGGACAATCTTATTTTTTACTTCTTGGTGCCACTTAACTTGATTACCTTCCCACTTGATATGGGTGTAAACCTTGCAATTCTTCTCTTCTTCCTTGGCTTCTAATGGTTCAGGTTGCTTATAAAGTCCTTTTAAATCTTCTTCTTCCTCTTCTTCTAGCATTTGCCTAACCTTTTCTGGCAATGCGTAGTAAGGAAGCTGTTCACATGTCACCGCTTCCAGAGGATTACCCATTGGATCGCGGAAACAAACGTAGCGATTGAGATGAAATACTCTTAATCCATCAGTCGAAACATATAAAAGTGCATTTCCAGCGACGATTAAATGTAATAACGCCTCATGCAAGACAACACGATCATTACTTGCTTCTATTTCCCTAAGCACCATCCTTTCAATCTTGCTTAACGCCTCTTCGTACTGAGATTTCTGCTCTGGCCCTACTCCTTGCTGTGCTAATGCTGCTTCATCTAGTGAAAATCTAAAAAATTGTTGCGTTGGAGGTAGTAAAGCTAACAACATTCGACTTGCTAAGTTCAAAACTCCGCGAGCCCCGATTCCATTCCACGGAACAGCGTATGTATCTTTATTGTTCGTGACAGGATCGTTTGATTCTGGAATTAAATAAGGAACCGTAAGACGAGCTGAATTACGGCCTTTATCTAAAACCCAATTCCGATCATTTTCACCTGAGCGATAACGCTGTTCAGCAGTAGCCATAATTAGACAGGGAGATTAGTACCAGTGCCAGGAGAAGTACCTTGGCTACCTATTTTTAAAGAAGCAGAGGTAGAGCCTGGAGAACCAGTTCCTTTTGCATAAGCATCTTTAGGAGATACTTTTAAACCTTTTTTCTTCTTTTTACTTTGTTTATTAATAATGTTTTGAGATGAACTAGCAGCACTTATTTGAGAATTTCGAGCATTAATTTGAGCTTGACTTGGCCCACCGTAACCACCAAGAGCTTGTTGTTGAGCTTGTTGTTGAGCTTGATTTATGTAATAAGCAACCTGTGATGAAATCTGTTGCTGATTTGTTTGAGTTGATTGAGTTAAAGCCTTTGTTGCAGCTAAATTTTTATCAATAATTGCTTGATTAGCAGCGCCTTCAGCATCCGCAGCAGCTTGAGCCGATTGAGCTGCATTACTAGCAGCTTGAGCTTTACCTTTTCCTAAACACATAGTTAAACTCCGTAGTTAACACCAGTTCCACCTGATGCTTGAAGACCACCAGATGAAATTTTTAAAGTGCTTGGTTTATTCTTTTTCTTTGAAACTTCTGCTGTAGTTTGTGCGTCATCAGGCGTTACGTTCGTGTCCGTCGTTACGGCATAAGGAGCATCGTCAACAATATTATTAACTGATCCAGCGTTAGCCTGAATGTCTGTTAACTGATCTAAAAGAGCTTGAGTGCCAGCTTGGGCATCAGAGATTTGATTATTAATACTTGTTTGAAAAGCTGCATTATTAGCAGCAGTTTCAGTTTTAAAAGCATCTAAAGCAGCGTTTGACGCAGCTACATCTTCAGCCGATGGACCTGAATAAGTAATAGTAGGAGCAGAGGGGGAACCGAGACACATAGTGAATACCTAAGTAATGTTGAGGCCAGAGCCACTAGCTGACGAAGTAGCAACCTTGCCAATTCTTAAAGAAGATTTACCTTTTTTAGTTTTTAAACCTCTTTCGTCAACTCCAATTTCAGGAGGCTTGGCATGTGGTTCTCTTGGAGGAGGCCCAACGACTTGAGCTAATCTCATCGCCGCTGCATTTGTATCTTCAGCTTGTTGTTGCTTGGCTACTAATAAATCTCCCGCTGCATCTTGTTTTGCAGTTAACGCTGAATTTAGATTTGATTGAGCTGTCAAAATTGATGTACTAGCGGCTGACTCTATGGCAGCTTTCTGTAAATCAAATTGTTGATCGTAAGCTGAATAATCAGGAACCGTAATCGTTGCTGGTGATCCTCCACCCATACACATCAGACTGCCTCCAATTGAAATACATCATTTTCCTGTTCTTCCAAACGGCGTTTTAACCACTTGATGACAGACGCTTGGCCTGACTTAAACCAAACTTCTTTTTCAGAAAGACTCAAATCAGGACA